GGCAGCGGCGTCGGCGCGGGTCGCGGCAGCGGCGCGGGCGGCGGCTCGACGGGCAGCGGCGTCGGCGCGGGTCGTGGCAGCGGCGCGGGCGGCGGCTCGACGGGCAGCGTGGGCAGCGGCGTCGGCGGCGCGGGCGCGGGCAACGGGGGCAGCGGGGTCGGCGCAGCGGTCGGCGTCGGCAGCGTCGGCGCAGCCAATGGCGGCGCGGGTGGCGCGGTCGGCAAGCCCGGCAGCGTCGGCTGCGTGGGTGCAGCGCCGCGCGGTTGGATGCGCACGCGTCGACGTGGCGGCGCGGTGATGGGGCCCGAGCTCGGGCCCGCGGGTAAGCCCGGCAGCGGCAGCTGCTGCGGTGCCTGCGGGGCGAGGGGCGGCGGCAGCGGGCGAGCGAGCGGCGACGCGGGCGGGCGCGGCGGCGCGGGCTCGGGCGGCGGCTCGGCGTCAATCACGGCGTCGTCAATGATCGGGATGGCAGAGCAGCGGCAGGCATAAAAATGCGTGTCGAAGCCCGGGTGCGCCCGCTTGCCCGTGGTCGGGTTGACGACGGGTGGCTCTGCCCACTTCTGTTGCGTGCCCTCGAGCGCACGGTGATAGGGGCGCACCTTGCGATCTTTGCTCGTGGCCCACGTGTAGTCAGTGATGCCGAGCTGCGTCTGACGCAGCCGCGTCTGCTCGCCGTGGTATTTGCCGATCGCGTCGTTGGCGATGAGCTGCGCGTGACGCTTGGCGACTTGAAACTGCGCCTCGAGCTTGGCCGCTATCTCGTCGGGGCGCGCGCCCTCCTCGAGCTCGGCCATGACGAGCTTTTTGATGTCGGCGTAAGTCTCGTCGGTGAGGTTGCTCACACGCAGGATCGATGCCTCGGTGAAGGCCTCGAGAGACTCGGCGATGCCTGACTGCGGCAGGTGAGGATCAATGCCCGTCACGGCCTCGACTTGCCTGCGCAGCGTATTGTCGACGTTGACGCTGACGCCGACGGCGGCCTCGAGCGAGCCCGCGCGGATGTCGGGGATCTTGAAGTCAACCGGCAGCGTGACGGCAGCGCCGTCGATGAGCCCCGACGGCGTGTTAGGCGGCTGCTTTTCCGCGTCGGTGCGCGCTTGTCGCATCGACGCAAGCGCGTTGCGCTCGCCTCGGATGATGAGCACACCGCGCCGCGCGAGCTCGGGCAGCACCTCGGAGAGCACGCGGTCGTGCCCTAGCGCCATGACGCGCTGTCCGTGCTCGAGCGGCTCGAGCGGCGTGCCGAGCACGATCACAGCGTCGACGGGTGGGCGAGCCGAGCGAGGCGTGCGCGCGAGCACCTTGCGCAGCGCCCGGCTGACCGCGACGCCCTCGAAGATAGCCGGGCCCTCGAGCATGCGGTCGGCAAGCGCGTCGCTCGCCTGCGACCACCCGAGGTAGGCATAGTGGTCGGCGTGCACGACGGGCGCGCGCAGCATCGTTGCGAGCTGCTCGGAGAGCGTCGACTTGCCCGCACGAGGCGGGCCCACAATCGCGATGCGGGGCCCGTGGTAGCCGTTATCGAGCGCAGCGTCGGTGCGCTTGGGCTTGGCGTAGATGCGCGACCACGCGGCGAGGTGCGGGCGGATGGCGGCGCGCGCGGATGCGTAGATCGCGGTGACGTGCTCGACAAGCATGCGCGTGTAGCGCTCGAGCGCGGCCTCGGGGAAGGGCTCGGCGTGCGGGCGAGCTGCCGCCATGTTGCGCCGCTCGGCGCCGAGCATGCGCCGCTGCCGTTGGGCGAGGCGCGCACGGTTGCGGGCTCGGTCTGCGCTCGAGCGGGCTGCCATGCGTTAGCTCGGCTCGGGCGCGGGCTCGTCGGGCGGCGGCGGGTTGTCGGGCGGCAGCGCCCGCGGCTCGCTCGTGCCGCCCTGGCGCAGCCGCTCGAGCTCGGCCTCGATGTCGAGCTCGAGCATGGCCTCGCGCGCGTCGGTGTCTATCTCGTCGAGCTCGCCGGCCTGCGCGATGTTAAGTGCCGCTTCCTCGGGGCGGATGATGCGGGCGTTGACGAGCGAGACGAGCGCCTGCGCGCGCAGATTGAACGTCTCGGCGGCCTCTTTGGCGCTGGGCTGCCATAGCGGCGGATATTCGACCTCGAACTCGTCGAGGACTTGCCCCTTGGTCGGGCTGTCGTCTGCCGCCATCAAGACGCGTGTGAGCTGCTCGATGCGAGGGGTGAGGATCTTGGTGCGCTCTGAGCCGACTTTGTCGTACCAGTTGCGCACGTCACTCTCGCCGGTCGCGTTCATGCCGGCGGGCGAGCGCCCCCATAGGACAGTCGCCGGCATCTCAGCCGCGGCAGAGACGCGCAGCATGTAGCGGTCGAGCAAGTCGGGCATGCCCGTGAAGCTGGTCGCAACGCGCTCGAATGACTCGGCGTCGGCGTCGATGAGCAACGCTCGGCAGACGCTGCGCACGAGGTCCATAATCTGCACGCGCTTGCGCAGCTTTTCCTCGCCGTTGGCCGCGAGCAGCTGCAACAGATTCTTGACGCGGAACACGCCCTGCGACGCGTCGGTGAGCAGGTGCCCGACGCTCATCCACGCGCTTGAGCTCGCCTGCATGGCGTCGTATGCGCGCTGCAGCACGCTATCGTCGAAAAACTGCTCGCTCGCGGCGCCCCAACGCGAGGTCAGCACACCGCGGAACTGCAGGAGGCGAGACTCGTGCACGATGGCGTCGAGCTTTTCGTAGCTGCGCACAGTGACAGCCGAGCCGCGCGGTATGGCGAGCCGCATGAGCCGATAGCTTTCAACCTCGCCGAAACGCGGCGCGAGCGGCTCGTTGTAATACGTCTCGGGCTGCAGCTGCGTGCGACGGAGCACGGTGAGGTGCGAGAGGCGCACGACGCGGCCCAAGTCGAGCGGCTCGCGTGTGTCGAGCCCGTCATCGACGCCGAGCAGCACCGCGCCGAGCCCGTAGAGCCGAGCCCAACACCACGCTTGATGCAGCGCCGTGTCGGCGCCGAGCGCCTGCAGCGCGCTCGTGAGGTCTGCGCCGAGCGTCGCGCTGTTGTCCTCGTCTGCCGGCAGGGTGATGCAGAAGCCCGCGCGCAGTGCGTCGTCGGGCAGCTTCTCGACGATGCGGGCGGCGATGTCGTCGTCACTGTGCAGCGCCTCGAGCGTCGAGTCGCGCAGCGGCTGCCGTAGCTGCGGGGCGTGGTGCGTGAGCTTGTCGCGCAGACTGCCGAGCCCCGTGATCACGTTTTCCCAGCCGTCGAGCCGCTCGGTCATGGGGGCGCGTAGCGGGCGAGCGCTCGAGCTGTCTACGGGCTTAGAGTGAGATCTCGTCGAGCGCCTGCAGGTAACCCGACGCAATGCCCGCGGTGAGCCAGCGCAAAGCCTGGCTCTGCGCGTCGACGCGGTCGTTGGCAGCCCCGCGCGGGAAGCGTTTATGCTCGAGCACCCAGTCTTCGATCCATGGGGCGATGGTGTGGTGAGGCAGGTGAACCGAGCCCGACGCGAAGATGGGCTGCGTGCTGTAGGCCCTCGCGATCTTGCTGCCCTCGGGCTCGATGGGAATGATGCCCGGGATGCGGTTGCGCAAAACGTCCATTACGGCCGGACCGTTGGCTTTGTCCTCGATGAGCACGGCAGAGCACGCGGGCCACTTGCGGTAGAGCGTCTCGATGGCGGCGATGGTGCCGAGAAAGTCTAAGTGATCGCGCACCTCGTCGAGCAAGTAGAAGCGCGGCGCGAGATAGGCCCATGCTTGGCCCGCGACGTATGAGCTCGTCTCGTCAGCTTTGAACGCACAGTCAAACGTGAGCACGATGAGCGCCGCGTCGAGGCGCGGCAGCACGTGGTATCTGTGCTGCATCCACTCGTCGCGATAGATTGCGCCGCCCTCGGGGATGGGGTCTTGCTGGTCTTGGGCGCTCCAACCTTCAGGACCAAACTCGCGCTTTCGTCGCGCGACCTCGACGTCAGACCATCGAGCAGCGCACAGCAGCTCGCCGTCGGACTTGCGCGGGTCGAGCCACCCGAGGGGCGTGGCGGCGCGCGTCGCCTTGCGGCTGTAGACCATCGGGATAGACAGCACTGCGTAATCCTGCTCGGCGGCCTCGCCCGCGAGGTCGCGGTCGTGCAGGCGTTGCATGATGATGGTGCGGGTGTTAGTCGGGCCCGGCAGCACGCGCGAGGCCATCGTTTCCCACCACCACATACGGCAGCGCGCGAGCGCGAGCGTGCTGTGCGCGTCGATGGGCTTGATGGGGTCATCGACGATCTGACGGTGGCAGTGAAAGCCTGTAGGCGAGCCGCCGACGCTGACACTCTGCCGTATGCCGCCCTTATCATTCTCGAAGCGATCGGCGAGCCACGCGCGGCGGTTGGGCTGCCACACGTCGCCGTAGAGCTCGCGATACCACATTTGTTCTACGAGCAGCCTGCAGCGCAGCGAGTCACGCACCGCGAGCGTGTCGGCGTAGGCCGAAAACTGCCACTGTATACCGGGGCGCAGCGTCCACTCCCACGCGGGCCAGAGCACGCAAACGGTCGTGCTTTTCGAGCTGCCCGGCGGCACGTTGATGCAGAGTCGAGGCAGCTGCCCCTCGCTCTGAGCGGTGAGGTGCTCGCAGATGGCCCCCACATGCCAGTTGTCGACAAATGCGGCGTTAGGTACCACCAAAGGCCACGCAGCCCGCACGAAGTCGTGCAGCTTGACGGGGCGATCGCGCACGCGCCTATGCAGCTCATGGCGGCGGGCACGTTCCGCCATGAGCCGCTCGAGATAGCGGTTGTCCTCGATGCGCGCAGCCACGGCTTAGCCGTTGCGTGCGCCGGGGTCTGCGAAGCCGAGTCTGATGCCCCATAGTACAGAGCCCGGGGCGAGCTTGACGAGCACGCTGTAGCGGCTCTCGCCGTTGATCACGAGCAGCCCGGTAAAGGTCGCGCTTGTGAGATACACGTCTGACGCGGTGAAACCTGGCAAGTCGATGTCAGCGCCGATCTGACTGTAGGTGCTTGCGGGTGGCGGCTGCGGGTTTGTGGCTCCCATGGCGCGGGGCCACCACACGAGCTTTGCTTGGTTGTAGACGGTGGGCCCGAATGCGCGCCACGTGATTTCGAGAGTAACTTTCTGCGTGCCGCGCGGCACAGCGACGGGGTACTCAACCCAGACGGAGTTGGTGGCGTGCGTGTTGCCGACGCAGCCCTGGCTGCCGTAGATGGTGAGCGAGCCGAGCGGCTCGGGCGGTGACACGTTCCAATGAATCGGGCGCATGATGTCGAGCTGCAGGTGCCGCATAGGGATCGCGGCTGCCGCTAACTCGTACTCGATATCGATGGGGCCCGTGAGGTGCAGCTCCGTCTCGATTTTCACGTCTTTGAACGAGCCGTTGATGGTCGAGGTGACGGTTTCGCATGTGATGTTTTTCCCGGTTAGGACTGCCGAGAAGTTGCCGGATGTCGCTATCACCGACGTCGCGTTGAGCGTCGTGACGTTGATGGTGTCGAATGCGCCCGACGCCCATGCCGAGTCGTTCCAGCTTGCCGGGCTCGCGGCGTGCGTGAGCACCTCGAGCGCGTTGACGGTGTTGATCGCGATGGCCTGCGCCACGGCGGCGCTATTCTGTGCCCACTGCGTGCCGTTCCAGCTGGCGTTATAAACCAGCATGAGCTTGCGCGTAGCGCTGCCGCCTACGTAGAGACTTGCGAACACGGTAGGCGAGGTGGTCGGGAAGCGCGCGACGAGGCGGTATGCGCCGTTGGGCACGCTCGTCGCAGCTAGTAGCGGCACGATGTCAGCGGCGGCGCTCGATTGAGCGAAGCGCAGCGCGAGGTCGGCGGTGGCCTCGCCGAGGATCACAGCGTTTAGAAACGTCAACCACTCGCCAGTGGCATACTGCAGATGGTTCCACCACTCGGCGGGCGGCGGCTCGTCGACAATCCAGCCTAGCGCGCGCTTGCCTGTTGGCGGCTCGAGCTTGGTGCCGGTGGTTGCCCACGTGGGGATCGTGACTGTTGGTCTAGGCATGCGGTGATGGTCCTTGTGTGCCGGGTGCGTCGGTGGTCGGTGAGGGTTGCGGGTCGGTGAGCGCGTCGGGCGCGCGCGTGAATCCGTACTTAGCGATGGCCGCGTCGAGCTCGGCGTCGCTCATGTCAGAGGGGCCCTTAGTGACAGTGACAGTCTGCTTTTGCCGGTAGCGCTGCGGAAAGCGCCGCTCGAGATACCAAGCGCCCGCGCGCCAATCCTCGAGCGAGGCCGACGTGACGCGCTGCACGACGCTCGCCTCTGCTCGAGCAAGCGAGGCCTGCATGTCATCCCAGAACGTGGCAAACGGTTGCTCGCCGGCCTGACCGCGCTTGCGCCACTCGTAGTAGGTCGAGCGGTTGATTGACTCGGCCTGGCATGCGGTGGCGATGGGCACGCCGACGGCGACCATGGCGCAGAGGCGCTCATGCAGCACGCGGTTATAGACGACGCGCCGATCTGACTGTTGCAGTGTCATGTCGGGGATGTTGACGCCGCGCCCTGCGAGGTCGCCGAGCACCACTGCGCGCTCGTAAAGCTCGACAGTCGGGCGAGCTCGTTTCTTGGGCTTGTCTGTTTCGCGCGCGCGCGGGCGCGAGCGCCGGGTTTTGCTGCTGATGGCTGCTTTTTTGGGTGCAGGTCGTGTGCGCTGCTTGGGCGGCATAGACAGTCAAACAGGGTGTGTTAGTAGGTTGGGCCCCGCGTCGCCGAGCGGCGGCACGCGTCGCACTGCGTCGAGTGCCGGCTGCGCCACTTGCTCGAGCTCATCTCGCGCACGGTTCCGCAACGGCAGCGCACTACAAACCAGTTTTCGGGGCCCGCGCTGCGCTGCCTCACAAACGCACTGACTATCGTCCAAGCTGTCGCCATGGGGTCGGGCAGGCGCGACGGCGGCGCGGACGGCAAGCACGCGCTGCACAGCCCCCCATAGCGGCGCAGCGGCGGCAGTAGAGCCCCGCAGCGGCAGTGCGTCGGTGTGTCCGGGATCGGCTTGGGAGACGCCACGGCGAGCGCCTCATGAGGTAATGCGGCACTTGGTGCGCGCGTGCAGGATGCCGCTCGTTGACGCGACGTGGCCTAGACAGATGGCCGCGGCGGCGTCGTTGGTGAGCGGCGTGATGGGCAGCCGCGCCCGCTCTAAGAGCCCGTAGGCTGCGCGCAGCTCGAGCCGCCGCGCGTCCTCGCGCTTGAGTGTGCCGAGCCCAAAGCAGCGCGAGCGCCACTCTGCCGCGGTGTACTCGATTACGTGGTGCGCGGGCCCGCCGCTGTAGCGCCACGCAGCGCGCCACACAGCGACGTGCTCGCGCAGACGTACGACGGAGCTGAGCGGCCCGCCGTAGGGCACCTCGAGCGCGAGCGCGAGCGGCAGCCCGAGCTGCTCGGCGAGGTCGCGCGTCGAGCGCATGAGCACGTGCCGGTGCTCGTCGGCGTCGATGTCGAGCTCGCCGTAGTCGTGGAGCTTGCCGCGCGTGTAGCGGGCGGTGCCCGACGTACTCGCGACGTCGACGGCGAGCAGCACGAGCTCGAGCGGGCGAGGGGTGGGGAAGTCGCGCGGCTCGGAGCGCTTGAAGTGCAGCCCCCGACGCGAGGTGCGCGAGGGGCGCAGGAACGGCAGCAGGCGTGCAGTCATGGTCGGCTCACGGGGGCAGGGGTTGGG